ATAGAGACTATACTAAAAAAGATGGAACTAAAGAAACTGACTTTATACCTTTTGAGATTATGGGTAAACCTGCAGAATATACTGCGAATTATTTAAACAAAGGAAGGTTAGTTGCTATACAAGGTTCAGTAAGGTTTGATAGATATATTGATCAAAATACAAATGAAGCTAAAACATATGCAAAAATAGCAGCAAAGAATATAGAATCATTAGAAAGTAACAAATCAAAAGAAACTGGAGGAAATAACAAGGAATTTGAACCGAGTTTTGAACCACCGCAAGGACTAGATCCACAAGGATTTACGGCAATAGACGATGATGATATACCATTTTAGAAAAAGGTGAGGGGAATCATGAGTATTATAGAAGAAAGTAAATTAAGTGGCATTAACTTAGGTAGATGGTCAAAAGAAACTACAAAGTTAAAATATGAATATAAAAATGAATATGACAATGAAGTAAAATGCTATAAGATGAGCAAGAAACAACTAGAAGAGCATTTAAAAGGTATAGATATAAGAGAAGTCAATAAGAGGAGATAAAATATGGAAAATATAATACAAGAATTATTACCTTATGCAAAAGGATTTGCAGGATTTTATTTAATAGGGAACGTAATAGCAGGAATATTTGGATTTGGATTTATTATATATGTTTTCAGAACTATAATAAAAAGTCATAAAGAATTTGATAAAGAATTTAAAAATAGATGGAGATTATAGAATGTATTCTTTTTTAGAACGTGTATTGTATCATTTAATATTGAAACAAAGATTATGGATAATAAATAAAACTGAAAAGAAGATAAAAAAGTATAAACTTAAAGTTAAAATCTATGAACTTTACTTAGATGATATTAAGGATAATACTAGAGATTTATTAGATAGAGGAACATTTATTAATTAAAAGGAGTTGTAGGATATGGAAATAATTAAAATTGGAGAAGTTTATTCAGATCAGATAAAAGATTTATCATATATGCATGAAGTTCTTTTTATAAACAGTAAAATTCATGCAGAAGGCGATATGATAATGATTAGATTGAAATCTAAATATGAAACAAAATATAGAAAATCTTTTAATGAATTTAATGTATTTGAAATTGAAGAACTTAAAAAAGAATTTAGAAAAGAAATAGAAGATGTATATAGTAAGTATAAAGATAGAGTTATTATAAAATAATTATGAGGTGTAAAATGAAATTTGAAAGTGACCACTATAGAAATGAATGGTTTATAAAAGAAATATCAGAAGAAACTAATACATTTGGATTTATAACATTAAATACGTATTCAAACATATTAGAAGAAGATACAGAGATAGCATCTGTAATAATAAATGATATAGATATACATGAAAAAATAGCAACATTTAAAGTGATAGCAAATGCAAGTAATATGTTCAAATTATTAGAAGAGTGTTATGAAGAATTTGACAAATCAAATAATGGATTTATGAAAAAGAAGATAGAAAACTTGATGTTATCTATTACAGATTAAATAAAATAGATATGAAATAAGGTGGTTAAAGTGTCTATAAAAGAAGAATATATAAATGTAGTAAAACATGATCTAAAGACCCTAAGGAAAAATTTAAGGGACATGGATGGGTGGAAAATAGAAATAGGTGTTTTAGAAGAGAAGATAAACGCATATAAAAAAGGTGGATTAGGATTAGGAATACAATCTAATTCAACAATAACTATAGATGATATAGTTGATAGAGATGAGACTAGATTAAATACATTAAAGAGTAATATAGATCATACAAACTATAAGTTAAGGGAATATGAATCTTACTTAAAATGTCTTAATAATAAAGAACTATTTGTTATTAAGAAAAAATATTTTGAAAATTTACTTGAAGAAAAAATATCTGATGAAAAAATAGCTAGAGAAATTAATTATACTGGGAGAGTAATTGGAAAGTGGCGTAACTCTGCTATACGTAAAATAGCTGAATACAAATATGGAGTACGAGAAGTTATTTAAAAAATTCCGAAATATTTCCAATATATTTCCAAAAAAATTCCAAAACATTTCCAACATTGTTCCTGGAAATCATGTTAATATAGTATTGTAACAAAGTGTGAAGTAAGCGAAGACTTACATCACACTTTGAGAATGAAGTAAATATTCAAAAATAATTTTTCCATCAGAACATCAGACATAGTACCCTTTATATTCCACACATATGAGGGAAAACAAAAAAGAGCATTTAAGTGATGCTCTTTTTTTATTGCCTACTTAGAAAGGTGATGATATGAAAGAAGAATATTATTATGATGAAAGTATAGATAGAGATGATCTAAGAGATGGAGCTAATCCTATACCTAAGGATCAATATAAACGATTTATATATAGTTTAGAAGAAGTAAGCAGAGATTATCCAGAACGTAATAAAGTATTGATAAATCTTCAAATAGGGACTGGATATAGAATGCAAGATTTAACCCCTTTAACTATAGGTGATATAAGAGAAGCTCTATACTATGGTAGTTTTTTGATACAAGAGCAAAAACAGATGAAATCATGGATGACTCGCATGAAAAATAATCCAAAATCTAATAGCCCTAAACCAGCTAAAAGACAAGTTGAAATAGAACCTAGATCTAATTTAGAAAAAATGTTAAAAAGCTATGTGCAAGGAAAGAAAAATAGTGAATATGCATTTCCTTCTAATGGCAAATTTGGTTATATAACAGCTAAATCATTTAGTAGAATTCTAAGAAAAGCTGGAGAAAATATAGGATTAGAAAATATATCTGGACACAGTGGAAGAAAGAGTTATGCAACATGGATGTATGAAAGAACAGGTAACATAGCTTTTGTAGCAAAGCAGATTGGTCATAAAAATCCAGAGACTACATTACTATATATTGGAGCGAACAAATCTGATAGAAAAAAAGCAGCTAACATAATGTCTAACATGATTTCTTTTTTTTAGAGGTTATATGCTCCAAATAAATAGCATGTGCGCAAAGTAAGATTAAATGAAAAAAATCCTTCTATATATATGCTTAAAAAAAGGCCTATTAAAAATAGGGGTAATTATTATCGTTATGGAACATATGTAAAAGTACGGTACTTTTTATAAAAGTTAGTTATTTCAATAGGTAAAGCCTATTCTATATCAAAGTATGTGAGCATAATAAAAAATTAGAATGAAAACGAGTAGACCTATGCAACTCGAATAAGTCGTGTATATATTGATTTTTCAATACAAACTAATATTTGCGTTCGTTAAAACGTTCGTTAAAATTATAAAGCATATCCAAAACTTTACGGTATTGACACCGAAAAGCTAATATAGTATTATCAATGTATAGAGAGGTGTCAAAACTTATATTCATAAATGACGCCTAAAAATATACAAAAAAGGTGGTACTTATATGATTTATGGATATGCAAGAGTAAGTTCTAAAACTCAACTTGAAGGTAATGGATTAGAAGCACAAATAAAAGAAATTAAAAGTAAATATGAAGATGCTAAAATAATTGAAGAGCAATATACAGGTACTAAAGCTGATAGACCGAAGTTTCAAGATTTAATAAGTAAGTTAGAAGAAGGAGATACATTAGTTGTTACGAAACTAGATAGATTAGCAAGGAATACTGTTGAAGGGATATCTATAGTGGAAGAACTATTTAATAGAAATATATCGGTACATGTTTTAAATGTAGGATTATTAGAAAATACATCAATGGGTAAATTCTTCTTAACAACCTTATTAGCAGTTGCTGAAATGGAACGTAATACAATTATAGAACGTACTCAGGCTGGGAAAGAAATAGCAAAGCAAAGACCAGACTTTCGAGAAGGAAGACCTAAAAAGTTTAGTCGAAAACAAATAGATCATGCTTTAGATTTACTAAAGAATAATTCATATAAACAAGTAGAACAAATGACAGGTATATCAAAATCAACTTTACTTAGAGAGAATAAAAAGAGGCAAGCTAACTTATAATAGTTAGCTTTTTTTATTAGAAAGTAGGTGAGTATTATAGCTAGACCTAGAAATCCAAATAGAGATAAGGCTTTTGAAATATATAAAGAAAATGAAGGGAAAATAAAGATTGTTAATATTGCAAAGATATTAGAAGAAAAAGAAAGTAATATACGTTCTTGGAAGAAAAATGATGGCTGGGATAATGCTTTAGGAATAAAGAGAAAAAAGGGTGGTCAGAAGAATAATAAAAATGCAGTAGGTAATAATGGAGGAGCTCCGATAGGAAATTTAAACGGATTAAGGACAGGTGAATATCTTTCTAATGATAGGTTTATAGAAGGTTTGCCGGCTCTTACTAAAAAAACTATTCAAAATAATGTATATTCATATACGCATTTAGAATTATTATGGATGCATATACAAGTTCAGAGTGCGAGAATAATAACAATGCAAAAAATAGCTCATGTAAAGAATAAAAAAGATATTACTAAAGAACTTAAAAAAGTATCTAAGGGAAATACAAACTCTACAGAATATGAAATTCAATTTGCATGGGATAAAGAAAATAGCAACATGACTGCTTTATCTAGAGCAATGACAGCTGTAACTAAAATGATAGAAACATATGATAAGATGATCCACGCTAACTGGGATTTAGTTACAGAGGAACAGAAACTTAGAATAGAAGTTCTAAAGTCTAAGTTAGGAGTAAAAGACGATAGTAATAATAAGTCTATTTCTAAGTTAGATAGTATACTTGCTGAAATAAAAAAATAATACGTATAAAGTTTATGCAGAGTATAACTAAAGATCCAAATATAATTGCTGATTATGATATATGATGTAGGTGATTAATATGAATGTAAAATCTATAAAACCAATGACATTAGGTGAATTTAATTCTAGATATGAGTGGTACTGCTTTAAGGAAGAAGAGCAAGAGTGGAGAGATTTAGGATTAAAAGATTTTAAATGCTCATGTTCAAAATGTAGTAGTGAAGAATATATTCAAAATGACCTAGGTTATCTAATTGTATATGAAGATGGTACAGAAGGCTGGACTCCAAAGTGTATATTTGAAATAGATAATAAAATTAAGCGATAATACTTGATTTGGTTATTTAAATTTAAAAAATAAAGTTAGTAAGAAATATAGTTTAAATATATAGAATTGAGTTTGACTTTAATAATTTAAATTTAAAAAGTAACATGAAAGTGTATTTTAATATAATTCTTGAAACTATTGAAAACACTAACTTTCATAAAAGAAGATGTTAACTATCCCCTAAATACATATTTAGCAACTAGTTACGTAATATTAATTATGTAAACTAAAATATATTATAAAAATATAAAAATATAAAAATATAAAAATATAAAAATATAAAAATATAAAGATGTTTATATTTCACAAAATGGGATAATATAAAAAGAGGTTTTGTTTTCTCGAATTTTTCTTGAGAAAACGAAACCTCTAAGTTATAATATAAATATAAAATTTATCATTTGTTTCATACCTAATCATCGTTTTTCATAAAGAAGTAGATTTGATGATGTATGGAAAATAGGTTTCGTTTTCTCGACTTTTTCTTGAGAAAATGAAACCTCTAAGGTATAATATAAATATAAAAAGAAACTTTAATCTATTCGCTGTAGAGTGAGGTTTCCTTAATACAGATAGTTATTAAAGATCACTCTTGCCGCATTTAGAGTGATTTTTTATTTTGTCATAAATAAAAGATCCTAAGATACTTAGTATCAGAGCATCTGAATTATTTATTAAAAATTTTAAAATTTCCATACGATCACCTCCTTTCCGATGATACTTTGGAAAGTAGGCTTATCTTTTGTGTGGAAACACTCACTCTATAGATTAAAGTTTCTATAGAGTGATTATAACATAAATCAAAATAAAAAAAATAGTTTAATTAAGAGAGGTTGCGAAAACTCAAGTAAAAGTCGAGTTTATGCAACCTTTTTAATTTAAAATAATGGTGATAAAATGGATGGTGAATATAAACTATCGGATAAGTACATAGACTTTTTAAAGCATGAAGCACATGCAGAACTTCTAGAGGGCACAACTGCAGCAGGAAAAACTACAGTAGGTATATTAAAGTTTATGTTAAAAGTTGCTGATTCAAATAGAAGGCAACATGTTATAGCAGCCAAGACTACAGGGGTAGCAGAAAAGAATATAATCAATAAAGAGTTTGGTATAACTGATATATTCGGAGACCTAGTTCAATACAAGGGAAACGGAGATAAAGATAATAAGTTGCCACATATTCTTTTCAATACACCAAATGGAACTAAAACAATATATATACTAGGTTATGACAATGTAGATAAATGGAAAATGGCTCTAGGTTCTCAATTTGGGTGTGTATTCATAGATGAGGTAAATACAGCCAGTATTGAGTTTGTACGTGAAATATGTACTAGAAATGATTATCTAATGGCAACACTTAACCCAGATGATCCTAACCTACCAGTATATAAAGAATTTATAAACTGTAGTAGGCCACTAGAGAAATATAAAAAAGATGTACCAAAAGAAATATTAAACCAATTGACCAGCGAAGAAAAAGAAGGTTGGACATATTGGTTTTTTTCATTTTATGATAATGCATCATTAAGTGAAGAAGATATTAAGAAGAAAATAAGAAGTGCTCCAAAGGGCACAAAGTTATACAAAAATAAGATATTAGGTTTAAGAGGTAGAGCAACAGGACTTATATTTAGTAACTTTGAGAGAAAGCATCATGTTATTAGTAAAGCCAAGGCTAAAGAGTATAAATTCAAATACTTCTCAGCAGGACTTGATACATCATACAGTGCTAACAGTCCAGATACTTTTGCAATGATCTTCTTAGGTATAACAGATAAAGGTAAAGTAGTTATTCTAAATGAGGAAGTATATAATAATGCAAATTTAAGTATCCCACTAGCACCAAGTGATATAGCACCAAAGTTCTTTGAATTCCTTGAGAGAAATAGAAAAGAATGGGGATTAGCAAGGAATGTATTTGTAGATTGTGCAGATCAAGCAACTATAACAGAATTAAAGAAATATAAAAGATCTAATCCAAATGTTTATACTATTAATGACTCATATAAGAAAGTTACTATAATAGACAGAATACATCTACAACTAGGATGGCTTAACTATGAAAATGGACCTGTATATTATGAAATTGTAGACACTTGTATTAATCACATAATGGAGCATGAAGTTTACTCATGGAAAGAAGATAAGTATGAGCCTGAAGATGCTAATGACCACACAATAAATGCAGCTCAATATGCTTGGATTCCTTATAGAAAACATATTTATAACTATAAAGGAGAGTGATGAAATGGGGTGGTTTAAAAGTATGTTAACAAAAGCAGCAGTTAAGTTTTTAAATGTTCAACCTGCTATGCAAGGCTCTATAACTATACAAGAAGCATATACCTATGAAACTAATTTAATTAGAAATAAGTTATGGTATAGAGGTGAAGCGTATGAGTTAGAACAATTCTTTAAGAATATAAGTAGTGATCCAGTTAATAAATCTAGATTTTGGTGTGCTGTACCAAGTAAAGATTTAAGTATAAGAAAAATTCATAGTGGATTACCTGCTATGATAATAGATAAATTAACTGATATAGTAGTTTCTGATATAGATAAAATTCAAGTTGAAGAGAGTGAAACATTAAATTCTCTTTGGGAAGAAATATCAAAAGATAATAAATTTAATGAAGTATTATCAGAGTCTATACAAAGGGCTCTAGTAAGTGGTGATGGTGCTTTTAAGTTATCTATAGATAAAGATATTAGTAAATATCCAATTATAGAATTCTTTGATGGAGATAAAGTGGAATATGTATATAATCGAGGAAGATTAAAAGAAATACACTTTAAGACATATTACACAAAGAAAAATAAAAAATATACATTGGTGGAGATATATGGTTCAGGATATATAAAATATAAATTACTTGATTCAAAAGATGATGAAGTATCTTTAAATATACTAGAGGAGACACATGATCTTAAAGAAGTTGAATACAATGATAAATTTATAATGGCAATACCATTAATGTTCTTTAAATCCTCTAAATGGGAAAGTAGAGGTAAAAGTATTATAGATAATAAAAGTGATTCTTTTGATGCATTAGATGAAGTAATATCACAATGGATAGATGCAATAAGAGCAGGAAGAGTTCAAAAGTATATTCCTGATAACTTATTACCTGTAGATCCAAATACAGGCAATATATTAAAGCCTAATCCTTTTGATAACAACTTCATTGCTATTTCTTCAAACGCTGGTGAAGATGCTAAAAATCAAATTGATATGAAACAAGCAGATATAAAGTTTGAAGCATATGTAGAGAGTTATTCTAATGCAGTGGATATGTGTTTACAAGGTATAATATCACCTTCCACATTAGGAATTGATTTAAAGAAAACTGATAATGCAGAAGCACAAAGAGAAAAGGAAAAGACTACTCTATACACTAGAAATAAAATGATAGATACTTTAACAGAAGTTATACCTGAATTAGTAAATATAATCTTAAAGACTTATGATGTATTGAATAATAAGAGTGCAGGTGAATATGAAGTATCTATATCTTTTGGTGAATACTCTACACCAAGTTTTGATTCAGTAGTAGAAACTGTAGGAAAGGCTAAAACATTAGGTATAATGTCATTACAAAAATGTATTGATGAATTATATGGAGATACAATGACAGATGAAGAAAAAGCTCTTGAAATAGCAAGGATAAAAGAAGAGTCTGGAATATATACAACAGATGAACCTTCAACTGCAGGTGAAGATGAGGATGAATTAGATAATTTGGATGTAGATATAGATGAGTAGTAAATATGATATCAGAACTATATTTGAAAAGATGGAATTAGATCTTATATCTTCTATGACAAGAAATCTAAAGCACCATGAAGCAGAAGAGGACAAGTATGGTTTTAAGTGGGAGCAATGGCAAAGAAGTAAATTAAGAGCGTTAAATAAGTATAGACGAGAAAATAAATTAATATTAGAAAAGTATACAGATTCTATTGAAGAAAGTGTAAATAGAGAATTACAAGATAACTTTAATAAAGGACTTAGTAGAATATCTAATGTTATAGATAAATTAAAGTCTTTACTATTTAAGAATAAGAAAAAGCATCAGCCACAAGACTTTAATAAGCATACTAAGAAGATTAATCCAAATATTAAAGGCTTAGGTATTAGTTTTCCAAGAGATATATCAGCAGATGGACATACTATAGAGCCTAAAGAGAACCAATTCTTTAACATGAATGATAAGAAACTAAAGGCATTACAGGAGACTGTAAACAATGATATCAAGAAAGCTAATGCAACAGTATTAAGAAAACTAGATGATGTATATAGACAAACTATATATAAAACTCATGTATATTTACAATCAGGAGCAGTATCTTTAAATCAAGCAATAGATATGGCTACAAGGGATTTTTTAAATACAGGAATTAATAGTATTAAGTATAAAGATGGTAAGCAGGTAAATATAGCATCATATGTAGAGATGTGCTTAAGAACTGCAAGTCATAGAGCAACATTACTTGGAGAAGGGAAAAAGCGTGATGAATACGGGATATATACTGTAGTTGTATCAGCTCATGCTAATACTTGTCCTATGTGTGCTATATGGCAAGGAAAAGTATTAATTGATGATGTATTTAGTAATCCAAGTACAGAATATCTTAAAGAGAATCAAGGAAAGTATAAGTTATTAAGTGAAGCAATAGATGCAAATCTACTCCACGTGAACTGCAGGCATACATTAACAACTTATTTTCCAGGTATAACTAATATTCCTACTGTTCCTAATGAAGAGGAAGCTTTAGAAAGATATAAGGCAGAACAGGAGCAAAGGAAATTAGAAAGATATATCAGAAAATGGAAAAGAATTTCTATAGGATGCCAAGATGATGTTAATAAAGAAGTAGCAGAGAGTAAGTTACTAGAGTACTCAATGAATTTAAAGACTCATTTAGAAAAACATCCATACTTAAGAAGAAATAAACAAAAAGAAAAGATATATGGAATAAATAAAGTCTTAGATAATTAAGGCTTTTTATTATGTTTAATTATACTTAAGATGATAAATTTTGTACCAAATAGATTAAGGAGGACTTTATGAATAAGATATTAATAAAATGCGATGGTGGAAATATTATATTAAACACTGTTAGAACAGTATCAGATATAGTTCAAATTTTAGAATTAAATTTAGAAAAACCATTCGTGTTAATAGATAAATGCACATTAAATGATGAAGGATTTGAAGATAAAGTTGTAATAAATCCACGTTTTGTAACTTTAGTTAAGGATATAACACATAAAGAACAAGAGGTAAATCTTGAGTATTTTATAGATGGTAAGGTTGTTGCAAAATCATTAAATAATGATGGATGGATTCAAGGTTTATCTAATGGAGTTATGGATGAAATAAAAAAACAACAACGAATTAGTTGTGGAATTATTAGTGTTTAAGCATTAGGAAACTAAGGCTTTTATTATGCCCAAAATATGCTTAAGGCCTAAACTGTGCATATAAAAAATATAAAAGGAGGGCTTAAAATGCTAATAGGTAATTTAGACAATGTTATTAAAATTAACTTGCAATTACTAGCAGGAGAAGGAGAAGAAGGGAATGAACAGAATCCAGATGATGGTGGTTTAGAAGGTGGAGGTGAAGATCCTAAGACTTATACTCAAGAAGAATTAGATGCATTACTAAACGATGCTAAAAAAGATTTGCCAAGTGAAGAGGATCTTGCAAAGTTCAAGGAATGGCAAGAAAACCAAAAAACAGATGAACAAAAGAAAAATGAAAAGTTGGAAGCTGAAGCTAAGGCAAGGAAAGAAGCTGAAGCTAAAGTAAGTACACTAGAAGCGAAAGTATCATGCTTATCTAAAGGGGTAGTAACTGATTCTGTAGATGATGTAATAACACTAGCTAAAGGGATGGTTACAGATACTTTAACGATAGATAAAGCGATAGATAAAGTATTAGAAAAATATCCAAGTTTCAAAGCAAATGGAACAGAAACACCAGGGTTTAAAATTGGTGGTAGTGGAGAAAATGGCAATCAACAAACTGATATAAATGAAGCCTTAGCTATGGCTTTTGGAAATAAAAAATAATTAAAATAAAAGGAGAATTACAAAATGGCAGTATACAATTATGCAGAACAATTTATGAGAGAGTTAATGCAAAAATATTCGAGAGAGTTAACTTCTTATGACTTAGAAAATTCTAACCCACAAGTTAAGTTTATAAATGCTCAAACAATAAAATTACCTACAATAACAGTTAGTGGTTATAAGGATCATAATAGAGGGACATTAGGATTTAATGCAGGTTCATTATCAAATGAGTGGACAGCAGAGAAGTTGACACATGATAGAGACATAGAATTTTTCATAGATCCAATGGATGTCGATGAAACAAATTTAACGGTAGAGATAGCTAATGTTCACAATATTTTCGAAGCAGAACAAGCAATACCTGAAAAAGATAGCTATAGATATTCTAAGTTATATACTGACGCTAAAAAGTATTCATCAAACGGTGCTGTTGTTGATAATACAGCTCTTACAGCGACAAATATATTAGAGTGGTTTGATACTCAAATGGCTAAAATGGATGACGAGGGTGTTCCAAGTGAAGGAAGAATCTTATATGCTACTCCTACAATGAATAAGTTATTAAAGAATGCAGAAGGATTATCAAGAACTATTCGTGTAGACCAAAATACAGGAAATGTTGATAGAAACGTATATTCATTAGATGATGTAAATATAAAAGTTGTTCCAAGTGCTAGAATGAAAACAAAATATGATTTCTCTAATGGATGTGTACCTGCAGGTGATGCAAAGCAAATAAACCTTATATTAATACACCCTTCTTGCCAAGTAACAAGAAGTAAATATTCATTCATAAAAGTATATACACCAGGTCATGACTCAAGAACAGGAGACAATTATTTATATCAAAATAGAAGTTATGGAGATACATTCTTAATAAAGAATAAAGCATGTGGTATAGCAATAAATGCAGAGCAAGAAGACTAAGAAAGTGAGGAGTTTTAATTATGAAAGCAAGTAAAGGAAATAAAGTATATACAATAGATATAACTCAAAAAGATTACTATATTGCACAAGGGTATGATATATCGGATGAAGAAGGAAATGTAATAGAATATGGAGCTGGGAAATCTGTATCATATAAAGAGCATAAAGAATTAAAAGAAAAGTATGCTGAATTAGAAAAAAAGTACAATGATATAGAAAAAGAATTTAATGCAATAGAAAAAGAAAATAAGAAGTTAAAAAAAGAAATAGAAGGCTCTAAGTAAGCCTTATTTTTATGCAAAATATCAGTAGGGGGAGTTAATCCCCTTGCTAATAAGAAGGTGATCTAATGTCTTATGTAGATTATGAATATTATAGAGATACATTCCAAGGTACTGTATTAGATGAATCTAATAAACATAAATTGGAGAGATCTAGTGACCAGATAGATTCATTAACATTTAATAGAATAAGGGCAAAAGGGTTTGATAATTTAACTGATTTTCAAAAAGACAAAATAAGAAAAGCAGTATGCATACATGCCGACTTTATAGAACAGTATGGAGATTATATAAATATGCCTTTAAATGGTTTTTCTGCAGGTAGTATATCAGTTAACTTTAATTCTAAAACATTCAATGGAGTAAGTACTACACAAGAGGTACTAAATTACCTTAATCAAAGTGGATTGACTTGTAGGAGGATATAAATGGGAATGAAATTACCATTTCCAAAATGGTTAGCAAATACACCTATTGAAGTATGGTATGAAGGTACTAACCAAGATGGAGATTATATAGAGGAAAAAGTCTTTGATGGTAAATGTATATATACAAATAAATCAAGGCAAATAATGAATGCAGAAAGACAACTAATAACATTATCAGGTAAGGTTGTAATAGAAGGCGATATTTGCCCTTCTAAGCCCTTTGAAGGATATATATTAATAAATAATACAAAGAAAGCTATATATAATTCAGAAAAACCACTTAACCCAGATGGTAGTGTTTTTAGTACAGAGTTGAACTTACTATGAATGTAAAAGTTACTGTAAATTTAGATAGTAATAAATTAAATAATATTACTAAGGCTCATATAAAATCCTTAGAAATGGCTACAGAAGCCTTAAAGGGTGATATAGTCACATCAGCAGTTATTCCTAAAGATACAGGAGAACTTGAAAGAAGTTGTTTTGTTAATCTAGAAAATGTAAATAACGGAATAACTCATATAAGTTTTGATACACCTTATGCAAGAAGATTATATTGGCATCCTGAGTATAATTTTAGGACTGATAAAAATATAAATGCACAAGGCAAGTGGATGGATGCTTATATAAATGGCGAAAAGGATGATTTTATGAAAAAGTCTTACTTCATGTTTTTAAAGATGAATTCAAAAGGAGTAATTAAGTAATGTTATTAAGTGATATAAGAGAGTATTTAAAGACTCAAATAGAATGTCCACAGTATTATTTAAATAAACTTGGTGGAGTTCAAGAGAAGAGTATAACAATATATAATGCACCAGGACAAGCACCTCATATAGCTATAGGTGGACTGGAAAATACAACTTATACTACTAAAAGTATAAGTTTTTTAATTCACTGGGGAAAAAACAGTGATGAAGCAGAGAATAAAGCAATGGAAGTTTATAATTTATTCTTTAGCAAAAATAATTTTACTATAGGTAATAAAAAAATAATTCAATGCAAAATGAGATCATCTGAACCTATATACTTAGGTACTGACTCAGAAGGTATTATTGAATATGTTATAGACATGACAATATATTATGAAAGGTAGTGATAAATATGAGTTTTAAAGGCGTATATCCAGTTTATAACTTAGAATTTAAAATAGGCACAAATGGAAGAACTAGCGATACAAGTGCTATGAAAACTATAGCTGAGTTAGAAACTTTTTCTATATCAATAGATGGGAAAATCGAAGAATGGAATTCTATGGATCAAGAAGGATGGACAAGTGCTTTAATGACAGGAAAATCATTAAGCATATCTCTAAAAGGGAAAAGATGTGTTGGAGATGAAGGAAATGATTATGTTGCTGGACTTGCATGGAAAAATGGAAGAGATTGTGATTCTAAGTTAGAAATAGGGTTTCCTGAAGGTGCAAAATTAGAATTTAACTGTGTAATTAACGTAACAAATTTAGGTGGAGGAGATTCCACAAATGTTGCTCCTCTTGAATTTGAAGCAAAAGCACACGGAAAACCTACATTTACACCTTCACCTAATTTAGAAAGTTTAAGTGAAAGAAATATAAATGAAAAATAATATTAAGGAGAAATAATAATGTCAAGAGCATACGATATAGCTGAAAAATTAAAAAGTGGAAGTAAAAAACCAACGGTTAAAATAGATGATACACATACATATGAAATAAATACATCAAAGAATGTAGGGATATTGCTAAAAGGATTAGTTGAGGATACTAAGATAGATGAATTTGAAAAGATAGATAAAATAATAGAAGCAGGGATAGGTAAAGAAGCATTGAAATATATAGATAGCTTAGATTTGCCTATGGCATCTTATGTTACTATAGTTAATGTTATAATGGCTGCTATTAACGATGTATCTTTAGAAGAGATAGAAGAAATGGAAGTTGAATCTTCTAATAAAAATAATAACAATTTTCGTAAAAAGAAAAGAAGAAAATAAATGGTATGATTTAATTGAAGATTGGGAGCTAATAGAAGCAAGTTTCCTAGCTCAATATGGCATAAGACTACGAGTTGTAGATGATATGAGTTGGAATGAATTCTGTACTCTACTAATTGGTATTATGCCTAAAACTCCACTTGGTCAAATAGTTAGTATAAGAGCAGAAGAAGATAAAGATATACTAAAAAACTTTACTGATGATCAACATAGAATAAGAAATGAGTGGAGAAATAGAAATAATCCAATTATTAATGATATGACTGATGAAGAAAAGGAAAAACAAATAAAAGAATTTGAAAAAATTATGGCTAGTATGTTCGGATAAAAGCACTTAGATATGTCTAGGTGCTTTTATTATGGCCAAATATATCAAAGAAAGGAGTGATAAGCATGAGTGATAGTGTAGGAAAGATAACATTAGATTTGGAAGTTACAAGTGATATAGCAGGTCAAGTAAATAAGATAAGTTCTATAATCGCAAATACATTAAAATCAAATTTAAATAAATCTACAAATAAGATATTTGATAACATGGATAAGACTATGAAGGGTTCGCTCAATAAGGTTAACTCTAATATGAAAAACATGATGTCTAACGCAACAAATAATTTGAAAAATTCGCTTTCTAAGGCTTTATCTATGTTAAGCAATATAAAATTACCAACAGTAAAATTTAATCCGTTAGAAAGCCAAAATACTACTTCACAGAATATGCCAAATACAAAAAGTACTAGGGGTCCACCAGTTAATAGAGAGATTCTTACTACAGAAATAGATACTACATCAAGGATGCTAGATACTATAAATGCTAAAATAGAATCTCAACAAAGTAAATTGAATTCACTTAAACAATCTTATAATGATACTTTCAACCCTGCAAAGAAAAGTAAGATTAATGATCAGATATTAAAAACTGAAGAATCAATTGTTAGATTAACATCTAAGTCTGATAAACTAGGATTTAAATTAAGTGATTTAGATTCAAAGTTAGCAGCATTAGGGAAAGAATCTTCTTCAACTGGTAATAAAATTAATAGATTAAACTCTTCATTTGATAAATTAAGTTCAAATTCTAATAGATCAAATGGAATATTCAATAGGATTGGTAATAGCTTAAAAAATCTTACAAGTGGCTTAAATACAAGTAGCAATAGTACAAGAAGTTTCAACAATGGAATTATGGGATCTATTGGCCAAATGGCTAAATGGATGATATTTTTCCCTATGATTGTAAATGGTATCTATGCTATGTCTAGTTCTTTATTTGCATCTTTAAATACCAATGCACAATTTGTTAATTCATTAAATCAAATAAAGACTAATTTAATGGTTGCATTTATGCCTATATACCAAGCAATACTGCCAGCTATAAATGCTTTAATGAGTGCTCTTGCAACTGTAACACAATATATAGCATCATTTATATCTGCATTATTTGGAAAGACATATAAACAAAGTTTTCAAGCAACACAAGGTTTGATTAATGCTAAAGATGCTATGGGTGCTTATGGAAAAGCTACAGAAAAAGCAGGAAGTAGTGCTGAAAAAGCAGGTAAGAAAGCTAAAAAAGCTCTTGGCGATTTAATGGGATTTGATGAAATCAATAAATTAAATATGCAAGATACATCAGATGTATCTTCACCTGGAGCGGGTGGAGGTGGTGGAGGTGGAGCACCAATACTCGCAACACCACTTTTAGATACATCTGTTGTTGATGCTAAGATGAAAACATTAGTTGATAGGATAAAAGCCTTAATGTCAAAGATATTTGAACCATTTGTTAATGCATGGGAAAAAGAAGGACAAAATACAATAAATAGTATTAAATATGCATTAAATGGTATATGGTCCTTAGTAAAAGCTATAGGAACTAGTTTTCTTAAAGTATGGACTAATGGTTCAGGTGAAAGAATATTAATTCTTTTATTACAAATTTTACAAAATATATTTAATATAGTTGGAGATATTGCTAATACATTTGCAAAGGCATGGAAAGAAAATGAAATAGGTACAAAGATCATACAAAGAATTGCAAATGTTATTGAAAATCTTCTTACTATAATAAAAAAAGTTGGAGATTCTTTCAGAGAAGTCTGGGATGTTATAGGATTACCTCTTTCCAAGGCATTTATGGAAAATATAAATACTACTGTAGGCATATTAGAGATTTTATCTGAGAAGCTTATATACGTATGGGATAATGGCGGAAGTCATCTATTTAAAGGATTAATAAAATTAGGTGCTAAAATAATTGAACTTTCAGCATATATTCATACTGAGTTTGTTACTCCTTTTGTTAACTGGTTTGTAAATCTAATGGCTCCTGCAATAGCACCGTTAATGGATGCGATAGGATTCTTATTTGATAAGTTTAGCAACTTAATAGATTGGATGCTTAATGATGGTAAGCCAGTATTAGATATTATAATAAGTCTAATAGGTGGTGCTGTAGGTTTAGCAGGTGCATTTAAAGCAGCTAAAACAGGAATTGAAATATTCAATGATATAAAAACTGCAGTTGATCTTGTAGGTAAAGCATTTTTAGATTTAAATCCTAAAGCATTATTAATAAAGTTAGCTATTTCTGCACTTATAGGTACAGGTATTTATCTTATTACTCACTGGGATCAAATTAAAGCTAAAGCCAAGGAAGTCTGGGATAATATTAAGGAAAAGTTCAATAGTTTCAAAGAATGGTTAGGTAATGTATTTGCAACTGACTGGTCAAAGAAATTTGGCGGATTCGGTGATATACTAAATGGATTTTTAGCAAATGTTCGTAATATATTCAATAGTGTGAAGCAAATATTCAGGGGTATACTTGATTTTATAACTGGTGTATTTACAGGGAACTGGAGAAAGGCCTGGACTGGAGTTAAAAATATATTTGGTGGTATTATGAGTGGATTAAAGTCAGTTATAAAATCACCATTAAATGGAGTTATAAGTTTAGTCAATGCAGCTATAAGTGGATTGAATAGAATCTCTGTAGATATTCCTGATTTCGTACCTGGTTTCGGAGGGAAGAAATTTGGTATTAATATACCTAAAATACCATATCTTGCCAAAGGGGGGCTCATAGATAGTCCAACACTTGCAATGGTAGGCGAGCAAGGGTCGGAAGTAGTCTTGCCTCTTGAAAATAATACAGGAGCTCTTGATTTGATAGCAGAAAAAATAGGCTCTAGAATTGCAGGAAATGGCACAGGAGGTTCTTCGATTGAAAGTATTACAATTCAAGTAGGAAATGAAACACTTGCTAAGATACTAATAAGTGAATTGAAGAAAATCCAAAGACAAACTGGACAAGCAGTAATAAAGATTTAGGTGATAATATGTTAAAAATAAATAATGTAAGTATAGCAGTTCCATCTGCATTTCAAGTTGATATACAAGATATAGATGGAGAGAGTAATAGAAATGCTAAAGGAGAGTTATTAAGGGATAGAATAGCAGTAAAAAGAAAATTAAATTGTGAATGGCCACCATTGACAGCTGAAGAGTGTTCAACTTTATTGAATGCTGTATCATCTGTCTTTTTTAATGTCTATTATCCTGATCCAATGACAGGTAATTTTGAGACTAAAAGAATGTATGTTGGTGATAGATCTATTCCCGCTTTATATATGAAAGATGGAAAAGTATTTTGGAAAGGTTTAAAAATGAACTTTATAGAAAAATAAGAAAGGAAAATTAATTATGTTAAAGATAAATAAAACAATAAACTTAAGTGCTACAAGTGAGATAGAAGGTCAAATAGCAGTATATATGAATGCAAGTATATCTACAGATGGAAATACAAATGCAAATATAAATAAGAATGTAACTAATAAAGAGTTATATGACGCTAACAAAGAAGCTGTTAGAGAAGATATGAAACAATTTGAAACAGAAGTTTATAAAGTAGAGGATTCATTAAATACTGCAGAAAGAAGAGGTAAATAATTATGAAAATAACAAATAGAAGAATAGTAAATGATTCAAATTTTTTAGCATCTTTAATGCATAGACAATTCCCTGTAAAAATTAGTTATGCAATATCTAAAAATATATCTAAATTAGAAAGTGACTTAAAAATATACAACTCCGAAAGAGAGAAGATAATAAATAAATATTGTAAAAAAGATGAAGAAGGAAATTTAGTAATTGATGAAAGTAATAATTATAGCATTGAAGAAGAGTATATAGATATATGTAATAAAGAATTAAATGAGTTACTAGATATTGAAGTAGATATAGATATACATAAATTTAAATTAAATGATTTATTGCAATGTAATCTTGAAGTATCACCTGCAGATTTAAGTTTAATAGACTATATGATAGAAGAATAGTAATTTAGCAATGAAAGAAGGTGACGTAAAATGCAAAATGTAAGTTCATCTTATTTAGAAAAGATAAAAGAGCCTTCTAGATCTTTTGAATGTAGAGTTACTATAGGAAATAATGTATATACTAATATAGATATAATTAATATATCTATAGAGGATGTTCAACCAAGTGATGGATTTACAATAGGTGCAGCAGTATCAAAATCTTTAGAATTAACATTAAGTACTAATAATACTATTTATAGTAATTCAAAAGTTAAACTTGAAATAGGACTTAATATAGGCTCAACTTTTGAGTATATATTAATTGGAAATTTCCATATAGAAGATATTATAAGTACTGATTATTCAACTAAATTAACTTGTTATGATAATATGATAAAGTTTGAAAAACCTTATTTTAGTAATTTAGGCAAAACTTCATCATTAAAAAATATAGTTAATGAGTTGGCTACAATTACAGGAGTAGAATTTACAGGAAGCCTTCCTTCTTATAATTTAAATAAGTTGGAAGGCTTTACTTGTAGGGAAATCCTTGGATTTGTAGCCAGTATTTGTGGTGGTAATGCATATATAACTAGAGACGGTAAATTTACTATAAAAACACCTGCAACTATAGATTACTCAATAACCAGTGATAATTATATAGATTTAAAATCAGAGGAAGATTTATATAAAGTAGGTGCAATTACTTGTAAAGCAAATGATAAAGAGCTTACAAAAGGTACTTTAAGTAATTCTTCTATGGAGATAGCATTTGAGAATCCTTGGGTTACTGAATCTATACTTACAGACATATATAATAAACTAAAAGGTTTTGAGTTTATAGGCTACTCTATGAAGTGGCAAGGGGATTTTAGTCTAGATGTAGGAGATATTATCTCTATAACTGATACAAAGGGAAATACAAGGCAAGTGCCTATTTTTTCTAAAAAGTTAACTTATAACGGTGGACTTACTTCAGAAATAGGAGCAAAAGGCGAAAGTAAAACTAAAAATGAATTTAGTCCAACTGGTGATTTAAATAATAAAGTTAATAGAGTTGTTACAGATCTTCTTATTGTAAATAAAGCTTTAATCAATAAAGCAGATGTAGAAGACCTTAAAGCAGTTAATGGTGAAATAGATAATTTAATTGCTGTAAATGTTACTATAACTGGCAAACTAAATGCTATCGAAGGTGAGTTTGGAACTCTAAAATCTAATGTAGGAGTTATAGATAAGCTTACGGTAACTCATACAGCGCAGATTAATGACTTAAAGGCGAATAGTGCTACTATAACTCAACTTGATGCTGTATCCGCAAAAATAGGTACAGTCGAAGCTGATGTAGGGAAAATAAATACATTATTAGCTGGGAATCTAACTGGGGGAAATATCCAAGCTGGTGGAATTACCTCGGATAAATTAACAATAGCAAATGGTTTTATAACTAACGCTATGATAGCTAACCTAGATGTTTCTAAGGTCAATGCTGGAGATATTTCTACTAATAAATTTAGAATTAAATCTGATAATGGTGGAATTGAGATAGTAGGAGCTACCCAACAATTTAAGGATAAGAATAATAAAGTAAGAATACAAATGGGACAAGATACTCAAGGTAATTTTAACTTTATTATTCGTGGTGAAGATGGAACAACAACACTTATAGATCATACAGGGATTAAAGAGAAGGCTATAGCTGATGATTTAATAAAAGAAACTATGATAGCACAAGATGCTATCGGAGAAAAGCAAATAAACTACAGTAGTTTCATAACTGGATTTAATAAAGATACAAACACAAATACTATAAAGTCTACTAAGATTATGCTTAATAATGAGAATCAGACTTTAGATGTGGCATTTAACCAATTAAAGACCTATTCAGAAACTACAAAAACTCAATTAGATAATTTAGATGTAGGAGTTAGAAATATATTTTTAAATAGTTCACTAACCGATAATCTTGATAAGTGGTCGTTTCAGTCAACTTCCCCTACTTTTACTACTAAAGATAATAAAAAATGTGCGAAAATAAGTGGGGCATTAAAATCAAGTAGGTCTATATATCAAGGTATATTTGGTAAACTAGAGCCAAATACAACTTATACAATGAGTGGATGGGTATACACAGAAAACATTGTAAAAGGCGAGACGAACTTTATTTTATCTTATTATATAGATGGGTTTTACGTTGATAATGGAGCTAGTAAATGGTTTGGTTGTGGGAAGAAAGAATTACCCTTAAATTCTAATAAATGGGTATACTTAACATGGACATTCACAACTGATAGTAGGATATCGACTTCGACAAGTATGTTGGCTTACTTATATGCAAGAGATTTTACAGGGAGTGTTTATGTCTATAACTTGAAGTTAGAAAAAGGAAATAAGGCAACAGTATGGATGCCTGCTGTTGAAGATGTTGATGGAGCTATCGAAAGTGTAAAAGAAGTTACAGAAAGTCACTCCACAACTATAGGGGTAATGCAAGGTCAAATAAGTACCGCAATTAATAATACTAAAATAGTAAAAGATGGACAAACTATTTTACTTAAAGATGATTATAATAGGACAGTTCAGACAGTAGATAGTATGAAGGTTACTATAGGACAACATACATCAAAAATTGACGGACTTAACTCTACAGTTAGTACTCAAACTTCGGATATATCTCAGTTGAAAAATCAGATAAAATTAAAGGTAGAACAGACGGATATTAATACAGCAGTTAATAAAATACAGATAGGTGTTAAAAATATCCTTATAAACACAGCACTTAAAGATAATGCAAATTCTTTTGGTTTGAATTCAAGTGTGAAAAGAGTAACGGATAAAAAGACACCTAATAACAATAATTGCTTCTATTTTAGCCCTATAGGGTTGACTGAAAACAAATACAATAGAGCATATCAAACTATAAATAGAACTAAATTCGTGGTTGGTAGAACTTATACTTTTTCTGCTAATGTATTTGTTCCTAACATACATGAAATAGATATGGGAGCTACTTTAGAAATTATATGCTTTGATGCAAATGGCGTTCGAACAGCAACAAAATCAAAAGGTATTAATAAAAATAGAATTGATGAGTGGGTAAAGATAGCACAAGAGGTAACTATACCTGCTAATACTACTAAGATAGAGTGCCAAATTTATGTTATTAGGAATGGAAAACTTTATGCAGGTGATTATAAATTTGAAGAAAGTAATAAGTATTCAGATTGGTCACCAGCTCCTGAAGATGTAGATGATTCTATCGACAAAGTAGATACAAAAATAAATACTACTAACAATAAAGTATCAAGTATAGAAACTAATCTATCTAGTATAACTTCAAGAGTTGGAACTGTGGAGTCAAAACAAACTACAACAGATGGGAAAGTTACTAGCTTAGAAACTCGTATGAGCAGTGCCGAGCAAAAGATGACTAAAGAGGCTATCACAAGTACAGTAAAGGAAAGTTTCTATACAAAAGCCGAAACTGAAAGTCAGATAACATCAAAAGGATACCAAACAGCATCCCAAGTACAGCAGACTGTTAATGCTTTAGAAATTAAGTTTTCTGAAACTGGAGGATATAATTTAGTTTCAAATGGACAGTTTAAAAATGAATTCACTTATTGGAATAAAAATGGAACTGTAGACCTTACATTTAACAACCCTTATCAGCTATATGAGGGAACTGGATTAATGGTTGCTTGTAAAGCGTTAAATACAGGTATTTATCAAGTTGTGAATACTATCCCAGGTCAAGTGTATTCATTTTCGATGATGATAAATTCTGAAATAAATATGATTGTAGGTTTTGAAGATGCTAATTGTGTTGCTTATCCCATAGCGAATTATACATGGACTAGATATACAGGTACTTTTGTCGCTACAAAAAATACACACGCAATAGTAGCATATTCAAGACAAAACGAAGGGTGTTTTTATATTTCTAATATATGTGTTGAAAAAGGTGGAGTATCTCCTCAATATTCACCTTCACCTCATGAAGTTTATGATGGTATAACTAAATTAGACAAAGACGGTATAACAGTAACATCAAGTAATGTTAAGTCTAAAACATCTGTGTCTGCTAATGGATTTAAGATAACTAAAACAGATACAAATGAAGATGTATTTAAAGTAAATTCAAATGGAAGATTGTTACTTGATGGAGAATTTACAACACATAACGGAACTAGAAAATCAGGCTATTTTGGCTCAGATCAAGTTAAGTTTTATAATTGGTGGTCTGATACTAATGAGGAAATAGCATATTTTTACGGCGGTAAAACAAGTGATAATAAAAGGTCCGCAGATATAGTTGGAAGAGATATGTTTTCTATTGGAATTGGAACTCCTACTAGTGGATCAAAAGTATTAGAAGGTTCATCATCTAAATTATTTATATATAAAAATACTGATTTTGGTAATTATAAAATTTCTAACTTAAATGGTATCAACGAAGGAACTTCTAAAGATATATGGCTTGGAAATACTTTTTTAAGATCTAATCAGCTTAATACAAACATAGAAAGTGGTATTTTGAACTTAAACTATTGGAAAGGGTATAACTCTACTGGAAGTGTAGAAGTTAAAGTTGGTAATGGTAATAATGATAGTGCAAGAGGTACTTTAACATGTCAAAACTTTAAAGCATATGGTACTAAAAATGCTTGTGTTCAAACATCTGTTGGTTATGTTGATATAAATGCATATGAAACTTGTGATTATTACTTTGGAGATATCGGTGAAACAATATTAGATAATGAAGGGTATAGCTATGTATATATAGATTCTTTATTCTCTGAAACTGTAAATACACAAAGAAAATATCAAGTATTTTTATCAATATATGGAGAGGGTACTGCTAATGTAGTAAAAAGAACACCTATATACTTTGTAATTAAAGGTACACCAGGAATTGAAGTTGGCTATGAAATAAAAGCAAAACGTAAGGGTTATGAAGATTACAGACTTGAAAGAGATATAAATCCTTGGCGTAAAGGTGAAGAGCATGGATTAGATGAAGATTATAACAATGAAAGAATTGAGTTTAATAGGAAAATAGAAAATATTATAAATGAAGAAGTTATAAAAGATATTGAAAATGAAACTTTACAAGAATTTATATCAAGTGAAGTTGAAAGATCAATAGAAAATATAGAATTATTGAAAACAATAGAGGAGGATATATTAAATGAAAATATTAACTAGTTTTAGTGTGATAAAGATGTCAGAAGGTCTTAGATTATCTTATACATATACAGAAATAAACGAAGAGGGAGTTCCTATAAATAACAATGCACAGGAAAGTAGATTTATAGTGCAAGATGAACTTAAAGGTTACTCTAATAACATAATGAAATATATAGAAGAAAAGTTTTTAATGTAGAGTCTTATTGATTTAGTAAAAATAAGGCTCTTTTTTAATACAAAAATTAAGGAGGTTAGTATGAATGAAGAGTTAGTTAGAAAAGAATTAGATACACATGAAAGGAGAATTAATAATCATTCTGAAAGACTTGATAAATTAGAGCAATCTAACGCGGAACTTAAAGTTCATATACAAAATTTATGTAGTAACTTAGAAAATCTTACAAGCGCAATTAAGTGGCTTCTAGGATTAGGTGTAGGAAGTCTAGTAGGCTTCTTTTTTTATGTAATTCAAAACAATATATTTTAAGAGGTGATTAGTATGAAAATAAACTGGAAAGTAAGATTTAAAAACCCTTTATTTGTAGCACAGTTAGGTATGAGTATATTAGTTCCAATATTGGCATATGCAGGACTAACAGTACAAGATTTAACAACATGGAAAGCACTTGGCGATTTATTGCTAGGTGCTTTTTCTAATCCATATGTTTTAGGACTAGTAGCTATAAGTGTTTATAATGCAGTATTAGACCCAACAACAAAAGGTCTAAATGATAGTTTAAATGTATTAAATAGGGAGGTAAAGTAATATGAGTAAATATTTAGTATTAGGTGATGGTGGACATGCAGAAAAGGTAGCAGGAAAGTGTGCTCCTGATAAATCTTTACATGAATGGGAATTTAATCAAGAAGTTGATACAAAAATGGAAAAAAGATGTAAGGATCATGGCATAGATTATTTCCAAACTAATCCAAATCCAAAGGGTAAGGATGAAATGGGATTAAGTAAAAGGGCAGAACTTGCAAATGCACATTGGAAGAAACAAGGGAAACCAAAAGCATTATTTATAAGTTATCATGCTAATGCTTACTATGAAAAAGATAAAAATGGAAAAACTAAGGTGGAGTTTAACTCTGCTAGAGGTACAGAGACTTTTATTGCTTCTAATGCTAGTACAAACTCTAAGAATGCTGCAAAATATATACAAGATGAAATAGTAAAAGCTATGAAGTCTTTAGATAAAAATGCAAAGGATAGAGGTGTTAAAACTGAAAACTTTACAGTAATCTATAAAGCACAAATGCCATCTATATTACTTGAATATGCTTTCTATACTAATAAATCTGATATTAAAATATTAAAAAATAATATAGATGATCTAGTAGAAGCAACTATGAAAGGTGTATGTAAATATTTTGGTATTAC